TCGCGGATGCTGATCCTGTTAAAGTTGTTAAAGCTCCTGTTAAGATCGCTGCTGCTACTGTGGCTGGTGGTTTGAGGGGTATAGCAGCTGGTGCAATAATTAGTGCAATTGATTTAACGAGAAAAACTCGAAGAGCTGCAAGTTCAATTACTCTCTATATGCCCGATACTGTAACTCAAACTCAAGTATCGAACTATGATGCAGTTTCTATGACAGAGGCTTTTGGAGATGCTGGATTGATAGCGCAAGCAGGTGGATCTGTAATTGATAGTGCGACTGCTGCAGCAAAGTCAGGTAGCATTAGTTTCGGTCAAACACCAGGTTCAGGTGCTATAGCAGAGGTTGGTGCGAAAGTTGCAGGAGCAACTGGAGCATTTGGTGGAAATATTGAAAAAGCACTTTTATTTTCTGCTGGAGTTGCAAAAAACCCACAGGTTGAATTACTATTTGAAAACATTGCAAATAGAGAATTTCTTTTCGACTTCAAGTTTGTGCCAAGAAATCCACAAGAGTCGAAAGATATTATTAAAATTATTCAAACCTTTAGATTTTTTGCTGCACCTGAAATTCCAACATTAGGAAAAGGTCGCTATTTTATACCACCATCAGAATTTGATATCCAGTTTATGGTTGGCAATAAAATAAATCCAAATCTTCCTCTTATTTCAACATGTGTGTTAGAAGGCATTGATGTAAATTACGGCAGCGCAGGACAATGGACTGCATTTTTTGATGGTATGCCAGTTGAAATTTCAATGCAGCTTCGATTTAAGGAAGTCGAAATTTTGCACAAAGAACTTATACAACAAGGTTACTAATGAAATACTTCGAAAGTTTTCCTGGAACAATTTATACATTCGATAAGAATACTTTAAACAATCAACTTGTAACAAATATTCTTGCAAGATCTACATTTTTAAAGGAAATTGCAAATAATAGTAGCATTGCATATGAATACGAGGTAAAAGAAACTGATACTCCAGAGATTATTGCATATAAGATTTATGGTGATGCAAATCGAAGTTGGATCATCCTTATGTTTAATCAAATTATTAATCCTTACTACGATTTTCCATTAAAAAATGATGCGCTTGAAACATTCATTCAACAAAAATACAATCAAACAATCAATGAAGCACTTACAACGATTCATCATTATGAAAAAGAGGTAACAAAAGAAATATTTTATGGGCAATTATTGATAGATAAATCAACTCAAACATACAGTATTGGTGAATTTGATGTAGATTATTCGGATAATTCAATACTACCTAACACGCTTCCTGGCACGGCAGATACATCTTTATCTATAAGTACAGAAACTGTAATTTTTCCTGAATATACTTTAAAAATTACTACTATACATAAAGCAATTTCTAATTATACAAATGAATTAAACATAAATGATGCAAAACGATCAATTAAAATTTTAGAAAGTGTATATGTTCAACAAGTTGAAGATGAATTTAGGAGTTTAATGGCTGATGGCAGATAATGGTGTAAATAACTCAAAAGACTATGAGATAAAGAGTCTAGAGTTAATTAATTCTGGTGGTCAAACGATCGATTTGCGAGACATTTTTGTTGAATTGCAAATTTTTCAAGACATCTATTCTTCTGTCATGAGTGGAGACATACTTATCAATGATGGTAATGATACTTTCTCTAATTTTTATTTGTGCGGTAATGAATATCTAAAGGTAAGCATTGACAAACCTGGATTAAATCGTCCATTAGAAAGACTTTTTAGAATTTACAAAACTACAGATAGAAATCCATCGACTGATTCTGGTCAAACATACATTCTTCATTTTTGTTCTGATGAATTGATATCATCACAAACACTAAATGTAAGTAAAGCGTATAAATCAACTAAAATTAAAAATATTGTTTCAGATATTCTATTAAACGAACTAGGTGTTGATCCACAGAGAATTGCAAATTTAGAAGATACTTCTGGATCTTTTGATCTAGTTATTCCTGGGTATAGACCATTTGAAGCAATTCAATGGGTAACTTCTCGTGGATATGATCAAAAGAAATTTTGTTATTTCTTTTTTGAGAATAAAAATGGGTTTAATTTGATATCGTTACAAACGATGATTAAACAAAAACCATATAAAAAAATTAGGTATGAGATTAAGAAATCAGAAAGTGATCCAGCATTAAATAAAGATTCGATTGATGATTTTACTATTTTAAGCGATTTTGATATGCTAACTTCAATCTCAAATGGATCATTCTCTTCTCGATTGCTTTCGATTGACCTATTCTCGCAAAAATTTGAGAATGTCGATTATAGTTTGCTTGCAGCAGAAAGCCAAGGGAATTTAATAAACAAATTTAAACCTGTAAATTCATTTAAAAATTCTAAGAATGAAACTCTTTTCAATTCACCATATTCATTCTACAGAACTTACCTGACAACCAATGATACTATCTCAGAAAAAAGTAATGATATTAAATTTTGGTTATTACCAAGAGCATTACACATGACGCTACTGAATCACTTTAGAATTCGAGTTGTAGTTCCTGGTGATATTGAGATGAAAGCGGGTGATATGATTGATTATGAATTTCCTTTATTTGAAAGTGCTCAAACGAGCGGTAAAAAATTCGATAAAGCAAGAAGTGGTAAATATTTGGTTGCCTCGATCAATCATAAATTTAGAAGCACTTCATATGAATGTATTGCAGAATTAGTTGCTGATTCTTTTTCTGAAGCAATGCCTGTAGCAAAAGATGGATTAAATAAATTGACTAAGAAAGGTAAATAATTAAGTTATGCCTGGAGCAAAGAAAAGTTTTATTGGACTTGAAGGATTTATCTGGTATATTGGCGTCGTTGAAGACCGCCAAGATCCAGAGAAACTTGGTCGTGTCCGCGTTCGCTGCTTTGGTTGGCATACGGATGAAAAAAGTAAAATTCCAACAGAGCAATTACCTTGGGCGCATCCAGTAATTCCTGTTAACAGTCCAAATGCATATACACCGAAAGAGGGTGATATGGTTTTTGGATTTTTTATGGATGGTGATAATGCACAGAACCCTGCAATCATGGGTGTTTTTCCAGGAAAACCAGAAAATAAACCAGATTACCAAAAAGGATTTTCAGATCCAGGAAATAATCTAGGAAACAGACCAAAAAAACCTGATGATGCATCCGAGCAATATCCAAAATCAAAATATATTAGAGAGCAAACTACGAATAGACTCTCTCGCGGAAAGCCAGACGGTACAATTATTTCTACAAGAAAGAAAAATTTAAAGAAAAATATTACCTGTGTTGGCGGCGTGTCTTGGAGTGAACCAACCCCTACATTTAATCCAACTTATCCATATAATAATGCACTAGAAACTGAGTCGGGTCACGCTCTAGAATTTGACGATTCACCAGGTCAAGAAAGAGTGCACCTTGCTCACAGAAAAGGATCATTCATTGAAATTGATAAAGATGGAAATCGAGTTGAAAAGATTGTAAAAGATAATTATTCTTTGACAATGGGATCAAATTTTGTATACATTTCTGGTAAATGTTCTGTGACTGTTGATGGTGATTGTAATTTAAAAGTTGGTGGCAATTTAAACATTGGCGCTGATGGTGATGTTCGAATCAAAGGAAAGAATGTTTTAATTGAGTCCACATCAACAACTGACCTTAAAATTGGTGGAGAAGCAAGGATTACATCTGATGGTAAACTTAATCTCAAGGGTTCAACTGCCGTACTGCAAGGTGCAGTGATCGATCTTCCAGCAGCACAAATTAATATGCAGTCAGGGTCTGCTGAATCGGCTTCTGGAACAGGATTAACTGGCGGTGGAACAGCACCAACAGAAACAGAAGCAGCTGCTGCAAATGCGGCAACTCAACAATCTGCGAATACTGCAGCTGCAGCAGCTGCGAATACTGCTGCAGCAGCGAATACTGCTGCAGCAGCGAATACTGCCGCGAAATCTGATGATCTCCAAGAAGTTACAGTGACTGGTAAAAAAGTAGGAGCAGAGACTAAATCTACATTTGCTAAAGTTGTTGATGGAATATCAACAACTGTTAACTCTATTGTTAAAACGATTGGAAAGGTTGCAGATTCAATCATTAAAGATTTTAACACAGGCAGTTTAGGTGCATCAATAACAAAAATTGCAGCATTTGCAGAAAATGTAAATGACAATAAGGGTGTAATATTAGGTTTAAAATCTGATCTAAAAAATGATTTGCTTGGCAAAATAGGTAAAGTTGCTTCGGGTGCAGCTGATAGAAATATAGAATTTAATCTAGATTCAGATATAACTAATGCAATACAAAAAGTAAATAAAGCATCTAACATTGTACAAAAGGTTAGCAAACATCTTTATCCTAAATCAGAAACTACACTTGAAGAAGTTAAAGTGACTGGTAAAAGAACTACACCAAATACATCGGGTGGATAATGGCTGCGATTACCATACCATGTCCAAATACGCTACTTCCAACTCCTGCAGACTTGACCAATATATTCAAGCAATTTGCAAATATACCTTCTCTAATTCAAGTTGAGATTGAACAAATAAGGTCTGAAGCTGAGAGTGCTGTTCAAACTGCAGTTCGAAATGCTATTTTGGAAAAAATTGCTCCATATGAGCAAAAGATACAGCAGGTGAGAACTATACTGGATAATGTTGAAAAGGTTCTCGGAAATTTTCCTGTATCTGTAAGTAATCCTGTATTCCCAGGTCATAAGATTCCCGATATGCAATGGGAGAGAATTATTACTGCTTTATGTAATGAATACCATCTGTATGTTCAAGCGAAAATAATGGAATTGATCGACACAATTTTACCAATTAATCTTGAAATCACTGTTCTTGGAATTAATATCAATCCAATCAAACTTTTTGCTGATCCAGAATACAGAGCGCAATTAAAGGCTCAGTTCGCCGAGAAAGCCGAATTGTACATGAGCCTTATTCCTGAAATCTATAGAACATTTGAAGGTACTCTGGGGATATTCTCGCGTGGTATTCAGGCTGATGCGATCTTTGCCTATATTATGACGAAACTTCAGAACGGTGCATTGACTCTAATTTACGATGCTCTTGGCGGATTGATTAAGCAATTTAAAACAATTTGGGATGCTTTGCAGCTACCTGCTCTCCCAGCGTTATTAGATTTAAATGTTGAGGGTATACTCAATGCATTGATTGGCGCTCTCAAAACACAGTTGAATTCTCTAAAACAAAAACTATTAAATGCCCCAGCTGAAATCGCCCAAGAAATTGCAGAACAGATGTTGAGTATTCAGAACAAAATACTTGAGACTTTGAAGTCTCTGTCGATCGCTGGATTTAGTATTTTAGATTTGATTGGCGGAGAGATTGAGAGTTTTGTAGAGAGCATAGAACAGAAAATCGATAGGCTCGTCGAGGCAGCTCGAAACTTCGGTGAAATTTGGCCACAATATCTGATAAAACAATGGATGGCAAAAGTCACAGCGTTCTTTAACGCTATTGGATTATCTGCTTTGACTCAGTTTGTAACCTTCAACTTTTGTCAATTTTTAACCTTAATCGGAATGCCGAAATCTATCAGTATCGATACTGGACTCGCGGGAATCGGAGTTAATGTCGATCTCTACGAGGTTAATTTAGAACCTGCACCTGCATAGTATAAATAACATATAATTCTGCACTCACGGAAACATCAAAATAATGAGTTCGATCGTTCGAAAATTCTCTGATCTAGATCTTAATTTTTCAGCTCACCCTGTAACAAAAGATGTGGTAAAAAAATTGAATGATAATGCGATCGCAGGTTCAATTCGAAACCTATTGCTAACCTCGCATTATGAGCGTCTATTTAATCCAGAACTTGGATCAAATCTTAAAAAGATGCTATTTGAACCAATCGATAATATCACCACCTCTATTATACAAGGAATGATACTTCAAACTATAAAAAATTATGAGCCACGAGTAACAATTGAAGATGTCATTGCAACACCAGATTATGATAACGATAGATACGACATTAAAATTGTATTTTTTGTAAACAATACTTTAGAGCCGATCACGGTCTCTTTTTTCCTAGAACGGGTAAGATAACATGGCAAATGTTGACTCAAAACTAAAAGTTGCAGAATTAGACTTCGAAGCAATCAAGTCTAATCTAAAAGGTTTCCTTAAATCTCAATCAGAGTTCAGCGACTATAACTTTGAAGGTTCTGGTTTGTCAATTTTGCTTGATGTTCTTGCCTATAATACTCATTATATGGGCTATTATCTGAATATGGTCTCGAACGAGATGTTTATCGATACCGCAATCAAACGCGAATCAGTTGTTTCTCACGCAAAACTACTCGGATATGTTCCTCGTTCACGAGTTTCTCCTCGTGCATTGATTAATCTAGAAATTACTCCAGTTCAAAATGATTCGAATAGCGCGATTGCAATTCCACGATTTACTAAATTTGTTTCTGAAACTATCGACGGTCAAAATTTTATTTTTGTAAATCCTGCTACTAGAGTTGTCTCTAAAAATTTAAGCACTGGATTATTTGTTGTTGAGTCTCTAGAAATCAAAGAAGGTCAACCAAACGGCATAACCTTCTCATATAATTCTCAGACTAATCCAAAGCAGATCTTTGAATTACCAGATATTGGTATTGATACATCAACACTTCAGATTAAAGTACAACGATCAGCTCAAAATGCTAATCAAGAAACTTATATACTCGCAGAAGATGCTACGAATGTAAATGAGAATGCTGCTGTTTATTATCTAGAAGAAAATAAAAATGGAAAATATCAAATTTCTTTTGGTGACGATGTAATCGGTAAAGCATTAGTTGAAGGAAATATTGTTATTGTCTCATATTTGATTACATCTGGAACACTAGCAAATGACTTGAAAGACTTTAGACCTCTAGATACTATTTTAAATGGAGCAACGGTTGTTACAACTCTAGTTAGTGCCTCCACTTCAGGCGCAGCAGCAGAAAATATCGAAAAAATTCGTTTTACTGCGCCAAAAGCATTTATTGCTCAAAATAGAGCAGTGACAAAAAACGATTACATTGCTATTATTAATCGTGAATATCCATATTTCGAAGCAGTTAATGTATGGGGTGGTGAAGAGAATATTCCACCAGTTTATGGTAAGGTATTTTTCACTGCAAAACCACTTGGTGGCTATGAAATTACTGCAACTGAGATTGAATTTGTAAAAAATTCTGTAATTAAGCCATATTCAGTGCTTACTGTTACACCTGAATATGTTGAAGCGGATTATAATTACCTTAATCTTGATGTCGAAGTCAATTTTGATCCGACAAAAACAGATAAAACGGCTGGTGCGATTGATGCTGCAGTAATTTCAGCGATTGGATCATATGCAAGCACTAATCTAAACAAATTTAACTCTTCATTTAGAGTTTCACAGCTGTCAAGAGCAATAGATGACGCTGATCCATCAATTATAAGCAATGATGTGAAGGTGTATCTAGAAAAACGATTTGCTCCAGATGTAAATCGCACATTAAGTTATACTCTTGACTTTGGAACTGAATTAAAACAAGGCACAACAACCGAAAGAATTCTTTCAACTCCATCATTTATGTATAATGATGATTCTGGAATTGTAAGAGACTGTTTTATCGAAGAAGTTTTGCAATCATTTACTGGAGTAGAATCAATTGATGTTGTAACGGGTGGAAGTGGTTATGTTTCTACACCAACAGTTGTAATCAATGGTGATGGCTCTGGTGCTTCTGCGAGAGCATTGATTGTAAATGGTGCTGTAAAAAGAATTGAGATTACTAATCCTGGAGCTGGATATACCTCTGCAACTGTTTCAATTAGTGGTGGTGGTGGTTCTGGTGCAACTATCAAAGCAAGTCTTGAAGGTCGTATTGGTCGTTTAAAAATTTATTACTTTGACACTCAAAATGTAAAGAAAACATTAAACGATAATATTGGATCTGTTGATTACACTAGCGGAGTTGTAACTTTAAATAGTTTTGCGCCAGTAGAGATCTCTGATGCGTTTGGAACATTAGTCCTAAAAGCAATTCCTACAAAAAGAGTATTTTCTTCAATTAGAAATAGACTTACTGTTTTAGATATAACTGATCCAGCTTCAATTGTAACAAAAATTAACGCTGTGGTAGAGTCATAATATGACTGCAACTTCGAAAACAATATCTTCATTAATTAAGTCTCAAGTTCCAGACTTTATTAATGCTGAACACCCAAAATTTAAGAGATTCTTAGAGCTGTACTACACTTGGCTTGAGAATAATTCAGCCAATGGAATCTCCAATACCGCTGGTAATACAATTTACCATGCAATGGGCATAGAAAATTATAGAGATATTGATCAAACACCACCAGAATTTATAAAGTATTTTAAGCAAGAATTGCTTCCACATTTTCCAGAAAATACTGCTCTCAGCACAGAAAAGATTCTAAAAAGCGCAAGAGAATTTTATAATAAAAAGGGAACTGATGAGTCAGTTCGTTGGTTATTTAAAGCATTATTTGACGAAGATATTGAGATAACATTTCCAAAAGAATCGATCTTAAAAACATCAGATGGTAAGTGGATAAAACCAAAAGCATTTCGAATTAATATTTCGGAGTCTAATAAAAATCTAGATGTAAATCTTCTTGAGAAACGATTGATTCGAGGAGTTGAATCTGGCGCGACTTGTATTGTTGAATCTGCAAATAGAAATATTGATCCAACAAATGGTCGTGAGATCATGGAGATCTATATTTCTAATATCAAGAAAAATTTTAATAATGGAGAATTCATTGAAATTGATTACTTAGATGGAAATGGTATTGCAAGGGTATTCAGTGAAAAAATTATTGGTACTCTCTCAAACATTCGAGTCGACTCAAATATTCGTTCAGACCCACAACAGCGACGCCGTGGATTATTATATAATGTTGGTGATCCAGTTGTGGTTACTGGTGGTCTTAGAAATTTTGCAGGCGCAGCTGATGCTATAGCAATTGTTGGTAATGTTACACTTGGTTCTATCGAAGCAGTAACAATGAGTTTCCCTGGATATGGTTATCGTCTTTACTCAAATACAGAAACAATTGTCTTAAGAAGTGTTGGTGATGATCCAAATGCAAATCTTTCTACTGATTTGCGTGTTGTAGCATTAAATTTAACTGCGTGTACATCAAATAGTCAAAATAATTTTTTAGAATCTATCACTTATGATGAATCAATTATTGATTACTTATCTGATACCGATATTGGAAATGCTAATCTTGCATCATTTACAACGAATAACATAAATTCGTTGATCAATGTCACTGAAAATGATAAAGATGATCCATATGATAACTTTGAAGAAATTTGGGCAAATGGAACTAACTTTTTTGATGCATTGTTTACTGCTAAAATAGCAACACCAAATAACACTATATTTGGTGTTGGCGGAGTTAGTGCAAATACTGGTAATTTATTTGTTTATGATGTTTCGAACACTGGACCACTTGCAACAGTATTAACTGGTGCTCAAATAAACACAAAAAACACTACTAAATCTTTTGTATTTAATAGTGTGACAAATGCAAGTGTTCCTGCAAATGCAAATAGTTTGATTATTCAGTGTTTAGATTTTGAAACTGTAAATACAGGCGGTGTTGCTCTTGTATCTGTGCTAGATGGTGGTGCAGGATTTAGATCAGAACCATCGATTCAGATTACATCTCATTATGATACACATTTATCTCAGCAATATAATTATGAAACGCAAAAATCATTAAAGAAAACATATTGGCAAACATTTAAAGACCTTGGTTTAATTGCACATGTTTCCATTGAGAATGGTGGTAGTGGATATGTTATTGGAGATGGATTGCGATTTACTGGTCGTGGATATGATGCTAATGGATATGTTCAAACTGTTGGTGCAAATGGAGCAATCACATCAGTAATATTAGATAATAGAGGTGAGGGTTATTATGCACGACCATCAATCACCGCAAACTCCGCCAATGGTTCTGGTGCAGTTTTCACTGGTTATTTGTTTGGTGATGGTGAAACACACTCTATTGAAACAAGTGCTCTTGGTCGCGTTAGAGACATTCGTTTAGTTTATCGCGGATTTGATTATATTAATACCCCAAATGTTTCATTAAAAGTTGTAGACACAGTAATCAATCCAGTTCCAGAAGCCAATACATTTACAGAAAATGAATTTATCTTTCAAGGGGCAACAATTGCCACTTCAACTTTCCGCGCTAATGTGAAATCATATGATGCTACTTCGGGAGTATTACGACTTTTCAACTTCTCTGGCGCGATAAACAATACAATAGATTTGATCACATCAAATGGTGTTTTTTGTAATGTAAACACATCTGCAAATGTTCCCGCTCCCGCTCAATATCCATCATCTATTATTGAAATAGGATTACCAAATCCAGCTTACTATGGTAATGGTCGAGCAAAAGCCAATGCTCTATTTGCTAATGGACTAATCGAGTTTAATGGATTTTTCTTAAACACAGACGGATTCTTAAGTGCAGATAAAGTTCTGCAAGATGATACTATCTATCACAATTTCTCATATATTATACAATCAGATAAAAATCTTGTTGATTTTGAAACATCAATTAAAAATATTGTTCATCCGTCTGGTCTAGAATTAATTTCTAAGACTATGATTCGTTCTGAAGAACAAGTCAGTATTCCAGTGTTTGCAAATGTCGATTTAATCATGCCTGGAAATGGAACATCAAATATACAGGTATCTAATTCGTACTCAAACATAGTTACTGGGAATTCAACATTGTTCTTACCAAATGTTGGAAGTATTAATTATTCGAATACACGAGTAAATGTTGGTGATTTATTGATTATCTCTGATTCTACAAGATTACCTATCTCTAAAATTGTATCAAATGTTACAAGTAACACTCAACTTGAGGTTTTTGGTGATTTTATTTACGCTGGACAGGGATTAGTCAAGAGCAATGTTCAATTTACTAATCTTACAGGGACTGTAAGTACAACCAACAGTAACAATGTGATTGTTGGTATAGGAACTACGTTTAACACACAATTAATTGCAAATAATATAATTAAAGTTAATAATGAAACAAGAGAAGTCATTACTGTTACAAATGCGTTACATTTAATTGTAAACGCAAATTTAAACTTTACCTCCTCTGGAAATACACTACAAAAACTTGCAAATACAACACTCGTTGTCTATGGTAATACAAATGGTGTATATGAGATGGTGCAGGCAGGAGACAATGTTTCATTTAATATTGCAGCAGCCAATGTAATGGGTGCTCAAACTGGAACTGTACAAGTATTTACGACAAACACTCAAGTTATTGGATCATCTACTGTGTTTTCAACTCAACTTAAAGCCAATGATGTTGTAATGATTAATGGTCAGTTAAAACAAGTAATAAATATCGCTAATAACACAATGATGAATGTCAATTCTGCAGCTATATCTGCACAATCGGGTATAATTTACTTTAAACAAGCAACCAGCCAAAATGCTAATGTTCTTTCTGTTTCTGGAAATAACATCTCATTGAATATTGCTTATAATGCGAATGTATCAAATCTTGTGTATCTTGTTGTGCCAAACCTAGCAATTGAGAATTATGAATTTAAAGTCGTATCTCTTTCAGTATATTGAGGAATAAATGAAATCTTTACTTACACCGCTATTCAGTAACTTTTTGATAAATGATATTAAAGATCATTTTGTTAATGATGCAAATACATTTATTTTTGTTGGTCGCTCGTTAAACTTTGGTTCTAACGCAGCAAATCTACCCGACATTGTTTGGTCAACCAATGAACAAAATCAATTATATCGAGAAATAGTCGGTGCTAAAAAAATACAAGCCGCAGACATACAGCCAGTAGTTTCTAGAGTTGATTGGACTGCAAATACAAAGTATGACTCATACGATAATAATGTTGAATTGACTTCATACATAGATTTTTTCAATATCGGAACTGCAAATTCTAATTCAAATACAGTTCTATCTGGCACGGCAAATATTGCAGCATCGAATGTATTGGTAGGAAATGGAACATCGTTTACAACATTCTTATTTCCTAGTGATCTAATCTCTGTTAATTCTTCAATCAAATCTGTTGTCTCTGTAACCAATAACGATCATTTAATTGTTAACAGTGCATTTGCAAATGTGAATACTGGTGCATCAATCACTAGAATTGCGAATGCTAGAATTGTGGTCGCAAATAGTGCGGCATTTGTTGGTAATGTTGAAACAGGTAATGTCATCGTAATCGGAGAAGACGCAAGAGAAGTTGTTGCTATATTAAGCAATAAAGTTATCTCGTTGAATGCCAATTTAACATACTCAAATTCGAATGTGACTATTTCCAGAAAAGATAACACTTACCCATATACCGCAAATACCTTTTATGTTCGTAATACTCGTGATCAAATTTTTAAAGTTCTGTTCAATAACAATTATGCAAACTCTACAATTGAACCGACGATTGATATTGATGGACAGTTGCCAGAAAATCCATTTATCTTGACAGCTGATGGATATAAATGGAAATATTTGTATACTATCCCACCTGGATTAAAACAAAAGTTCTTTACAAATAAATGGATGCCTGTAGTGAGCGATCCTGCTGTAACAGTCGCATCTGTAGATGGTAGAATTGATATTATTAATCTTCTTTGGGGTGGTTCTGGATTCATCGGTGGGGGTAATAGTAACATTGCTTCGATATTGTCGGTAACTGGTACAGACGGCGTGGGTGCAAATTTATTCGCTAAAGTTGTTAATGGTAGCATCGAAAGTGTAACCATTTTAAATGGTGGAAATAGTTATACTCGAGGTACTGTGACTGTTAATGATAACAGTCGTCTTGGTACAAATACTCTCTCAGGAACCGTAAATGTTACTGGAACAACAGTAAGCAGTAATCTCTCAAATCTTTCATATTTTGTTGGAAATGTGAGAACGAACGATATTATCACAGTTAATGGGCAATCTAGAAATGTTGTTACAGTGGTAAACTCGACTTTCTTAACAGTTAATACTGGATTTAGTGATGCAAATGCTCAAGTTGCGGTTATAACTCGATCAAATCCTGTATTCGATCTACAAATCGGACCGAATAGAGGTCATGGATCAGAACCAATAACCGAACTTCGTACACACAGTTTAATGATAACTGTAGAGTTAGATGATACGGAAAACGAAACAATTCCGATGAGTGATTCTACAAATTTGTTCGATTTTAATCGTGTAGGCATTCTGCAAGATCCACTAACAGCGAATGGTGTGGTTTTTGCAAATGCGACAAATTATAGACTATCGACTCGATTACTTGTTAGCGATCCAGGAATAAGCAATTTTACAAACGATGAGACAGTCTATATGGGTACTTCAATCGAAAATGCAGACGCTGTAGCAAATGTTGTGCATTGGTCTCCAGGTGATAATTATTTGTACATAAATAACATTACTGGACAATGGACGGGGACGAAGATTATCAAGGGTTTAACTTCTGGTGTAACAGTACCGATCCTTGAGATTGCAAACTCTGAGATTAAAACCTTTAGTGGTGATATAATTTATGCTGAAAATAGAACAAATATTGTTCGAAAAGATAACCAAATCGATCAAGTTAAGATCGTACTTTCATTCTAGGTAAAAATTCATGCAGTTTAATATTAATCCATACAATGATGATTTTGCGCAAAATGCGTTAGATAATAACTATGTGCGCATCATGTTTAAGCCTGGAAAGGCTGTACAGACCCGCGAGTTGACGCAGATACAGTCAATCTTACAAAATCAAATTAAACAATTTGGAGACCATGTTTTTCAAGATGGATCTCCAGTCATCGGCGGCAATTTAACACTTGATAATAAAACCAAATTTATTAAACTCCTAGAAACATTTGAAAATACAGATATCGAGGTCGAAGAATTTAACGGTACTGTGATTCGAAACACCTCTGGCACAGTTCAGGCAAAGGTTTTAGCAACGCACTTCCCAACCGACGGTATTCCGACGCTCATGGTTCGTTACATAACTGGTAATGAATTTATAGATGGAGATACAATTACTATTGCGGGAACAACAACAAGAGCACAGTTAATTGCATCAAATTCAACTGGTTTCGGGACCATAGTTTCCATCAATGAAGGCGTGTTTTATGCTGATGGGTTCTTTGTACAGGTA